GACGGAGACATATTTGCGATAAACGATACAGCAGGCTATCTATCCCAAAACGGAATAGCGTCCTATATGTTTGCGATAGATGGCTCACCAATCCCTTATAAGAGCGGATTGCTTGTCAAGGGTTCTGTGTTCGCTACAAAGGTAAACCCGATTCAGTTTATTTATAAAAATGCTCGTATATTTGAAATGCTTGAAGATTCAAAGGGAACAGGTATCGGCGGTGGCCCAAGTGCAGCGGCAAGAGCGCCACATCTGTTTTTAAGAATGGGGTATAGTGCGGTAGTTTTCTTTGGAATAGATACTTCTTTCAACCATACTACTCATGTAAGCGGGGAACAGGGCGTAGCCCTTCAGAAGATGATAATTGTTCGCGTAGATGGCGTTGATTATTTAACGAATGGCGCACTCTATTTACAAGCTGAATGGTTAGTTCCTGAAATGCAAAAACATCCTGAAGTTCTGATTAACGCTTCAGGCGGGTTATTTAAGGCTATGATTGAAAGTGAGGACGGCTGGGAAATCGTGGCGGTAGAGGAACAAATGAAAAAGGACTACGACAAAGAAGGTCACAAGGTATGGAATAAAAAATATGAGCCACAAGAACATAAGATGTGGCAGCCGCAAATAGGGGTATGACATGGCAACCACAGCACAGACAATAATTGATGCAGCTTATAGGAAAGTAGGCTTAACTGACCCAACATCAACCCAAGACGACAACGGGCTTGAGGCTTTGAATAACATGATAAGCCTGTGGGGGATTGATTTTTTAGTCCCATACGTTACGAGAGAAAGCCTTACCCTTACCGCTGGAACCGCAGAATACACAGTAGGTTCAGGCGGTGATCTTGATACGGTGCGACCCGTAAGCATTTTAAGCTGTTATCTGACCGACTCAGACAACCTCAGTTCAGAAGTAAGGATATTCGGGGCCGCAGACTACAACCATATAACCTCAAAGACATTAGAAGGCAGACCATCAAGGCTCTATTACATCCCTGAGTACACCCTTGCTAAAATCATATTCAACAAAGAAGCAAATGCCGCATACACGGCTTATTTTGAGTTCCAAAAGAACTTTACAGAGTTTGCAGCGTTAGGCACTTCCTTTTCATTTCCGAATGAATACAAAGAAGCAATGGTTTATAACCTTGCGATAAAGCTTGCCGAAGAAGAAACGGTTGAGGTTCCGCCATCTGTTTTTAACACAGCGGACACCTCTCTTGGGTTAATATCAAGGCTCAATGCAGTTAACCGGCCGCCGCCTAAAACTAAGTTTGATTTTTGCGGCACGCCTTACAACATAACAACTGACGAATAATGAGATATTTAGGGCAGACATATCAAATCCCATTAGAGCAAACAGGGTTCAACCATAATAAGAACTTGGACACGATACCGCCTAACGTCATGGTACACCCTTCAAGAAATGTTCTTATGAACGAGGGCGGCGTAAGGAAGCGTGGTGGTACGTCAAAGGTAGATTCAAAGACTATGGGAGCTGTTGACGTAACAGGGCTTTTTGATTTTACATTGGCTGATACCACTCAGTTTATTGTCAGGGCTACTTCAGACGGCAAGCTCTGGGAAGATGTTGAAACCACAATCAAGACTGGATGGACTGAGGACAAGATAGTTCACATAATGCAATGGGAAGACGAGATTTTCTTTTGCAATGGGGCTGACAATCCTACCGTATGGGATGGAGATGCCGCAGACACAACCGATGTTGCTGATGTTCCTACAGATTGGACAGGCACAAACTTTCCTAAGCAGATGATACAGCATGGAAGTGGCAACTCGCTTCGTAATTGGGCATTGGGTTGCCCAGGCACACCAAAGACTATCTATGTAACCCCTGACGGCGCACCAAAAGACTTCACGCAAGGCACAGTTTTAACCTTCAACCTTGAAACAGGGGACGGGTTTGGGATAGTAGGCGGGATTGAGTTTGGCGATAGGTTGATATTATTTGGGAAGAATCGCTCCTTTATTATAGACGACACAGACTCAAGCACAAGCAATTGGGGCTACCACGAAAGCCAGTGGTACGGGGGCGCAGCAAATCATAGATTAATAGTCAAAACCCAAAACGATATAATCTGCATGATGGAAGACGGGGAGATTTATTCAGTAGCAGCAGCAGAAAGCTATGGTGATTACAGGGCGGCTTCACTAACCCGACCAAGCTTCATGCACGAATGGATAAAGACATATCTTGCTCTTAGCATTATAGACAGCTTTCACGCTACATACGACCCTGCATTAAGGGCGATTTTATTCTTTGTGGCAAGAAACGGTGAGACCGAGCTTAACACAGCCCTATGTTATTTCATTGACAGGCCGCCCGATAGAGCATGGACTATCTTGGATAATCAGGACTTTGTAAGCGGTTATTCTGCAATGTCTTCAGCATTGGTAAGGCAGGCGGCTGGCGCCTGGAAGGTATATACAGGTAATTACGCAGGCAGGGTATGGAAGTTAAACGAGTCGAACAGAAGCGATAATTCAGAAGCGTATGTTGCGAATTATAAAACCCCAATGCTTGCCTTTGACGACCCCCGGCTTTCAAAAAGATATGATCGGGTTAAAGTTGTTTCAACGTCTGAAGGCACAACCGATGCAACCCTGAGATGGTGGGTTGATGGTGAATTAATTGCTGATGAAGCATTAACCTTTGCAGTTGATGGCGGAGTTCTTGGCAGTTTTACATTAGGAACAAGTGCTCTTGGCGGTGCGAATATTCTTGAAAACTCAGTCAGGTTGGGACAAATCGGCAAACGAATACAGCTTGAGCTTATAAGTAATGCCGCTGATACAGACTTCTTTTTCTCTCAAATACTTATAGACTTTATTCCTTTAGGAGCAAAACCATGACGTATGTGGATTATGATGAATGTGGTGTGGTTGAAATTAGGTGCATGAATTGCGGAACACCTGTTGCCAAAAGAACCTATAAAACCTTAGTGATAAAATCTATTCCTCCGAGAGAAGAAAAAGTCCTTGCAGTAAGATGGTTGAGCAATCGAAGGAAAAAGAAATATATCCTTGAGGACGGTTCTTACATGGAAGCTATTGTATGCTCAGATTGTGTTGACATGGATATTGACCCGAAGAAAATTGAAAAGTCAGTAGAAGATGGATGGGTTAAAACATGGGAGCATGAGAATAAAGAACAAAAGGAAATAGAAAAGCTGAAGAAAAAATCTAAAATAAGGATAAAATGACATGGCCTACGCCCGTATTAAAACATGGATAGCCGCAGAAACCTTAACCGCAGCCGATCTTAACGCAGAGTTTGACGGCAACATAACTAATGAAAATGCTTTGCTTACAGCCTTAAACGCTGAAATAGCTACCAGGGCTACGCTTGAGGATGAGCATGACGCTTTGAAGGCGGCATATGACGCTCGATTCGATATTCTTGGTGATACTGCTGGTTATGTTTTAAGAATGATAAGGATTCAAATAGAAGATGCCACAGATGACGATCATATAAAAGTAACTGGGCTTGCTGTTTGGAATTCTTCTGCGATAGCCGTTGAAGACAACATTGACGATGGTGAAACAGGAACAAGATTTGCAGCGGGGGCCGCTTCAGAGTATGTTGATGTCTTAGCTGCTTCTCTGGATGGCAATGCAGTTGCTGTACTTGGAGCATGGTTAAGCTCGAATGCCAGCGGGTCTGATCTCCAAATACACTGTACTGCTGTGTCAAACAAGCTTAGGGTCACGCCACGCGATGCAACATCGGGAGCCAGCATTGATTTGGCAACACTGGTTGATACTGGCACAATGATAGTGGATATTTCATATTTAACAGACGGATAAAAGCATGAGGCCATACACCGACAAAGATTATGATTATCTTTATAAATCCATACTTAGTGAGGGGTTTACTAAAGATGAAATGTCTTTTGAAACTGATCGTACGTTTATCACAGATGAAGGGTTTTTTAGTTATCGTACAGATGGAAAATATCCAAGATTGGTACATTATTTTGTTGATAAAGATAAGCGTTCTTTCAGAGCAGCCCATAAATTATTCAGGGCATTTGTGAAAGTAATGCGTGAAAACAATTATCTTTTTTATATAGTCCAAGAACCAAAAGGAAAACCGTATTTAAAGAAGTTTATAGAATATATAAAAGGCAAAGAATACTGTAAGGTTGACGGAGATATTTATTTTTATGTTCCTGTTTTTGGGAGGTTTATATGAGGGTTTATAATAAAATAGTCATAAACATGGCTACCAATGAAGTTCTTGAGGAAGATAGTTTTGAGCATCAAGGGCAGGTTGCGCATTGTGGTCGATCTGGTGAAAGTGCTACCAGTGCTACTTATGTACAAGCTCCTGGGCCATCTGCACAGGAAATAGCATTACAGGAACAACAATTAAAAGTTCTTCAGACTCAGGAAAAAGAGTCAGAACAAATGCGCCCTTATGTTCTAAAGGGCATGGGCTTGATGGAGGATGAAGCGGGCGACCTTCGATATATGACTGAGGAAGAGCGCACAGCCGGAATGAGTACACTTGAAAGAGGACAATATGATATCACCAAGATGTCCCAAGAACGTCAAGCCAAAGCATACGCAGGTAAACTTCCAATTAGTCCGGCATTAGAGGAAGAACTTTCAGCGCAACAGTCTAAAATGCAACAGGCACTATCGCAAAGACTCGGCCCCAACTGGATGATGACAACCCCAGGCCAACAGGCATGGACTGCATTTACTCAAAAAGCCGATCTGGTAAGAGAGGAGGCCAGAAGGGGAGCTATGTCAACAGAAGGCGGTCTTTTATTGTCGAATCTTGGCTATTTAGGGAATACAGAAGGAACGAAAACTTCAATGGCAGGCCAGTTTCCAGGGCGTACAAGTGGCTTATTCGGAGGGTATGGAGTGTTACAACAGCCTTATCAACAGCAAAGGGCCTCTGAATTACAGGCAGGTATCCAGACTTCTAATGTAGCTATGCAAAACGCACAACTGAGACAGGAATATAGCATGGACAAACGGAATAAAACATATGCTGTTTGGAGTGGCCAAGGTGCTTTAGGTAATGCACAATCTTAAAAAGGTGGTATGGTATGGCTATAAATGTAATGGGCTTGATAAAGTCAATAATTGGAAGCAACATTAGCAGTAAGCAGTCGGCTGGTGCGGTTGAAGAAAGAAGAAAAGCGGCTACAAGAAGTAGGCTTTCCGGCATGTCTGAAAAAGGCGAACTCCCCCCTATGCATAAATATGATAAGAGCGTAAAGTATAATGAGAACGCTCCCATTAGGCAAGGTATGAATATGAGCGAGGTCGCCGTGAATATTCCTGGAGAACAGCCGTACAGGTCATTAACAGCAACAGGGGCGGAGAGTGTCGAAGCTTTTGGCGCACCTGGCGCAAGGCAGATATACGACCAAAACGACTATGCTAAAATGATGAAGGAGTTAGACGCTCAAGAAGCAAAAGACAAAGAAACAGGGAATCAGGCGCATGAGATTTTTCTAAATGACAACTATCCTGAAGAAAACCGCTTCAATTCATATAGCGTACTCACCGACTTAAATAAAAAATGGAACACAGGGTTGTACCAAACTCCGCTTCCTAAAGACTTCTTTAAAAATAAAACATTTACTCCATACTTGAAGAAGCTAAAATCGGTGCATAATGATAAAAATATGGATCATAACGAAAAAATTAATAAGTACACCGAAATCCAAGCAGAGGTTATAGACTATGTTGAATCAAGTAAGGCGGCTAAGGGCATAAAGCTTATGGATGATATTGTAACTCCGCCAAAGACAGACACCGGAACATCATGGCAAAGAAAGACAAGAACCTTTGTTGAAGAAGGGAAAATATACAGACAGGATTATGATTATAACCCAAAAACAAAAGAAGAGGAGCCATTTGGCACGCCTTATCTTTTTAAGGAAACAGATGATTATTACGGAGACGAGCCTCCCCCAAAGAAAAGGATCCCGGAGTTCTAAATGATACCTTTAGAAGCGGCAAACAAAATCAAGCGGTACAGGGAAGAAGGCTACTCTGACCAAGATATAGTAACCGGCATTTCTCAAAGCAAGAACTTTCCGAAGTTAGCCATGAAGGTACAGACTTATGTCAAAGAGGGGTATTCTTCTGAGGATATAATGACAGGGCTTTCTTCTGCAAAGGTTGGCAAAGGTCTTAAAAAACCCCCACAACAAATGGCTGAAGAAATGATGGGTCAGATGACAGGGCCAGAACAGCCTGGCCGTCCTTTCAATGTAAGGTATCCGAAGCTTTGGGCAGCAGGAAAAACCCTTGAAGCCATCCCCGAAACCATAGCTCACGGTATGACCCTTGGGCTTTCTTCCAAAGTAAAAGAAATGGCGCATATAGTCGCAACAGGCGAAGCATTGCCTGAAGATCAAAGATATGAGGACATTCCAAGTAAAACAGCAGGCGAATTAGTAGGTGCAACAGTACCAATAGGAACAGCAGGGAAATTCATAGCAAAGCCTATTATCAACGCTGTTTCCAAGAGCAAGTATTTCAAGCCTTTCGCTAAAATGGTGGGTTGGGGAACAGCCGGAAGCGCATATTCAACTGCTGAAAAACTGGTATCAGAGGGAGAACTTCCTTCCGTTAAAGAGATAGCTAAACATGGGGCGGCATGGGCAGCCTTTGAAGGAGCTATGTCAACTTTAGGGTGGGGTGGCAGGCTAACCCTTGGCGTAAACAGACTTGCTAAAACGTGGGGCATACCACGCAAGGAAGTCTTAAAGACTATACTGGCGGAAGCTAAGAAAAGAAAAATGCCAATAGCGAGATATGCTTATGCCAAAGCCGGAGTCCAGAAAGCATTAGGTGAAGCTGAGAAAAGGTCGGCGCAAGAACTTCTTGAAGGGTTTGAAAAGCTTGGCACATATCCAGACCTAACCCGTCAACTTGCTGACCAAGAAGTATCGGCACGAATTAAATCCTTTAAGTCTTACGCAGGCAAGGGCGTAGTTATCGGAGGCAAACAGCCGAAACCAAAACAAGTTATAACCCCACAGGGTGAAATAGAACGCATATTAAATAAAGCAGGTGCGACAAGAACCGCTGAAGAAGTTGCACTATTAAATAGAACAAAGCCAGGGTTAAAGCTTCCGGTTGAAAAGCCCGTAAAAGAAACTAAGCTATTCCCTAAAAAGAAACCTGAAGCGGTGAAAGCGTTGATGCCTCCTGTAACCAAGGTGTATGAAGCTAAAGCACCTCAGAGGTTATTACCAGCAGGGCAAGGGTTTGTGCTAAAAAGCAAGCCACCCACCACAAAACCCCAACCCCCTAAGCTTCCCAAGCCGAAGCCGTCAGGGGCCGCAGGATTAACGAAAAAGGGTAAGGGCATAGGAGAGGTAGGGGGGAAGGGTGGCACAACATTAGGTTTTGGCCCCGCCGGTGAAATTCAGAAGATGTATGATGCTTTGCTTGGGAAAGTTAAGAGCAAAGTCCAATTAAGACAGAATAAATATGCAGGTTCTATAAATGTAAAAAAGCAAAAGGTTAAACAATCCTATAAAGAGTTCCAACAAGAAGTCTCAGCGTTAACTCCAAAGAAAACTCAAACGTGGGATCAGACAGGCAAGTTAAGTAAAGAAATTGTAGCTGACTATAAAAAAGGCGCAAAGGTCTTAACTAAAGCTAAAAAAGGGCAAGCCCTTACAGCGGTTGAAATAGATGCGGCAAGGCAAATTAATGTCAATGCGATTAATAAACTCAAGGAAATAGCTGAAACAAAAACTCCCGAACAAATGAATGAACAGTTTGCTAATTATGTGGATGACGTATTTAAACCTCTTTCAAACGCATCAAGCGAGGCAGGCAGGGCATTAAATATCCATAAAAAAGAAATTTCACCGCAGAGAATAGCCAAAGCATTTGCTAAGCTTAAAAAAGGTCTTAATGCAAGACAGTTAAAGGAGTTCAAAGAACTTAATACTGAAAACCCGCTTGAAGTTAAGAGGTTCCTTGATAGACTCCCAGACCCCAAGTTCAGAGATTACTTTTATGAATACTGGTACAATTCTATTCTATCAGGTGTCCCAACCCATATTGTAAACGTAGCAAGTAATACAGGATGGGCGGCTTTCCAGCTTGGCGTCCATCGTCCATTAAAAGCAATTATTGATGCCCCCATAGCAGCATTGACCGGCAAGCAAAGAAGGTATTACCTGAATGAAACCATACCGGCGATTGTGGCATACGGGAAGGCTTTTAAAAAAGGCATGAAGGGCGCTGGAGAGATGGCCAAAAAGGGCAACATATCTCAGTTTGAAAACAAGTGGGAAAGGGAAATCGGTAGCTCTGTTTTAGGTGCTTTTGAACGATCTCCGCACAAGGTATTAAGAAATGCAGCTCCTTTTATAACTGCCCCGACAAGAGCATTAAGGGCAATGGATGTATGGGCAAACACAATGGCTTATGATTCGCACATAGCGGCATTATCAAGACGTGCTGCCAATGTAAAAGGTTTAAAAGGTGATGCACGAAAAGCCTTTGAACAAAAACTCATGTTAAACCCTTCTGAAAAGATGAGAATGAAATCAACAGAGTTTGCAAAGCATTTAACCTTTACTGATGATCCTGGCAAAATTACTCAAATAGCCATTAACGCCAGGTCTAAAGTCCCTTTTGGCAGGATTGTTGTTCCATTCGTAAACACAATAGCCAACCTGACCAAGCGTGGCGTTGAGATGACTCCCGTTGTAGGGTTATCTCTTGCAAGAGGGAAAACACCAGCCAAGATATTAGCACAGCAAATTGAAGGGTCTATACTTGGCTTTTATGTTTTGTCCAAAGTCCAAAACGGGGAGATTACAGGGGCAGCTCCCAAGAATAAAGCAGCAAGGGAGAGATTTTATGCTCAGGGGAAGAAACCCTGGGCGGTTAAAATGGGTGGTTCTTGGTATCAATACAGAAGGGTTGAACCTTTTAATACTGTTATAGCTTCCGTTGCCATAGCGCATGACAAGATAATGAACGCAAAAGATGATGCGACAAGAACGGAAATATTCGGTACTATGGTAGAAGGTTTAATGGAGAATGTGCTTGATTCAAGTTATCTTCAAGGGGTTTCAAACATACTTGACAGACATGGCAGAAGGCAGGGGATGGTTGAAAGAACGGCAGCAAGCTTTGTTCCTTATTCGAGTTTTTGGAGATCAATCAACAGGGCTTACGAAGTTGCAACAACTGGCAAAACATTGGTTCGGGACACCAGGGGTTTTCTTGGTGCGTTCAGCCAGGTTATCCCAGGGTTAAGCGATAAAGCACCGGCAAGGCTCACAGTATGGGGCGAAGAGATACCGCTTGAAGGCGGAATATTCAGGCAATGGTTGCCGTATAAATGGTCTAAAGAAAAACATGATTCAACAGAAAAAATGCTTGAAGAACTTGGCATTTATCCAGGTCATCCAAAGCAGACAGTTACCGTTAAAGGGCGGAAGGTCAAACTCCCCGACAATATTTATAAAAACTACTGCTTAACCTTCGGGCATAAAGCAAAGAAGCGGCTTGATTTTATTGTAACAAAATCAAAGTTCAGGAATAAAAAAGACCGAGCAAAAAAAGACGAGATAAACAGGGTTTTAATTAAAGAGCGGTATAAAGCATTACAGAAAGCTAAAAGAGAATTTATGAGAAAATAAAGGAGGCTAAGATGGCAACAGCAGATGTAGATTTAACAGGACGACTTCCGGCAACCGTAACAATGGCTGAACGGCAAAAGCTGTCTTTCGTATCAGGCGTCACAGTAAAGAGTTTCACGCTGAAGGCAATGGGTTTTACAGACAAGATTATAGTTGAAATGCCTGCTTTTGGTGGGGCTGTGGTAACAGGTACGCTTTCGATTGAGAACATGGACGGCAAGGAAATCTATGCAGAAGCTACGCTGGCTGAAGACACGGACTATTGCCTGCCGCCTGAGCAAGTTCCCATTGTCGGAAAGAACACCGTAAAGATGACCCTTTCCACCGACCCGTTAAGCAGTGGTGATTGCTATATTACAGTTTATCTAAGGAGTTAATGCTATGACTGAGCATAAAAAGAAGACAAAAGGCAACATAGTAGAGGTTGTTAAAACCATCAAGGAAATAGTAGTTCCTAACTATATTAAAAAAGATACAATCAAGTATAAAACCGTTAACAGGCAAACTACTAAATATGTCCCTGATGAAGTTAAAACAACCAAATACATTCCTGTTGAAATGGAAACTATTTTTTATACTCCAAGGGAAGAACCTACTATTAAATATGCAGCGAATACAGTTCCGTATGATGTGAAGGTTCCAAAAGAGGTTCCTTATGACGTTCCTGTTGTTAATATGGAAAAGGTCAACAAGTTAGCCACAGAGACAGCCGCTACACTTTTTTTAGCCAATGGTATGCTTGAAGAAGCAACCGCCCTAATATCGGCATACAGGCTTGCCGTTGATGGTGTTAATGCGACCATCAAAGACCTTAAAGCCAAGCTGGACGAAGTTAAGCATTATGAGATTAAAAAAGAACCGTTTATCGTTCAGGTTCCAGTTGAGGAAAAAATCACAGTTATCGGAAAGGTTATTGTTAAAACTCCGAGCCTTGTCGAGAGAGGATAAAACATGGATTATGAACCGTTAAGGCATGGGCGAAGAATATCAGAGATAGCTTCGGGTGAAGGTGAAGCATGGTTATCCACCGATGGTGGTACTACATGGGTTGCAATGAAAGGAGATGCGCTTGGTGCTGCCTTATCGGGCGGTACTTCCAAGACAATCCTGACCGCTAAGATTGACATAGCTACCGCCGCAACGCATGAGATTATAGCTGCCACCGCTGCCCAAAAGATATATCTGTGCAGCATAGTTTTTACACTCAGCGCAGAAAACGACATTACCCTGAAGGATGATACGACTGCATTTACAGGGGCTATGCCGTTTGGTGGAACTGGTGAGCCTAAAGGGTGGAGCGAGAATTATTGGCCTGCTCCGATCCCATTTACCACCAACAAGCCTTTTCAAATAACATTAGGTTCGGCAGAACAAGTCTCAGGTTTCTGCACATATTATAAGGAGTAGCATAATGGCAATAACAGTAGAAATAACAAACGTAATGGCCTCAGACAGCGGGGAGCAGTACAAAGGCAAGATGCACAATGTATCTGCGACCCTGATTTTGAAAGACGGCGAGACAACTGTCTTTGAACAGAGTTTTTCTTCGAAGCACAAGGACGTCAACGACATAAAGGATACAATGGAAAAGATCAGGATTCAGATGGATGCGGCTAAGAAGAAATATGAGGGCGAAGTATTACTGAAGACTGATGCTGAAAAAGAAGTTGTAACAATGACGAGCAAGTTGGAGGTGGGCTGATGGCTGATTTTACTAAGACAGGCACGCAGGTTGATGAATGGGCAGTTGTTGGGCCTGCTACACTTCGAGAAGGCGCTACTTTTGCTATTGCTGATGATCTTCGTATTAGGGCAGACGTAACTGTTTGTAAAGGAGAGGCAACCGCTCACGATGGTAATGGGTATGTTATTGTAGAAGGCTCATGGAATACCACAGGTGATGAGGACTGGACTGAGCTTATTTCCTTTATGATTACTGCTGAGACGGCCGTTGGTACTACGCTTGACGTTGAAGCTTCTGCAACCGATACGCTTGTTCCGTTAACAGCAACAACAGATATGGAAACAAAAGGCGACAGGTATTTTATCAAAAATGGTACAATAGGCAACTCCGAAGTCGTAAGAAATAATGGAAACAGCTCTGGCGTGTCTATTACTATTCTTGACGGGCTTACAAATACTCAGGCTAATGCAACTCCCATTTTCACAGGAGTCGAGGATTTTTCATTTGGATTTCCTGCAGAATATCGCAGGGGCAGAATACTTATTAAGAATCTTGATGCTGACTGCGATATAGTAACCCGTACAACTATAGCGAAAGTTACAGACATAGAATAATGGCAATATTCCTAAGACATAGTTATAATGTTCCTATAATCCGCTGGGGTTCTGATGCAGACGTCCAATACGCTGTAAAGGATAACTGTGAGAAGATATTTGGGGTGAACTCAGATAATCTTGTTCTTGCTATGCCGATGTGGGAAAATTCGGGAAATATAGCGAACGATTATGGAGGAAATGGGAATAGTGGAGCTATGGGCTCTGCTGTATCATGGGTTGGTAACACCATAGATTTTCCTGGTGGAGTAAACAGTACAACTAAGATAATTGATATACCAACTTTAAATCTTGGAAAAGAAAATACCATTATTTCAGAATTTGATCTTGATGTTCAAGAAGATCTATTATTTGGAGGGGCTACTGGCTATTATGTTTTTGGAATCTTTTCAAGCGAAGTTTATTACAGATCGTCGTCATTCGTAAAGGTAGCATTAGTTGGCACTGGCAACTTTGCCCTTGGGGTAACACGGAGTGCCAAAGAAGTAAAATTTTATAAAAGTGGTGTAAGCTTGGGGGCAACGCAAACACTTAACACCGATGTAGATTTAATCTTAAGCTCTATCGGGGGGTATGATGCGGGGTCTTATGCTTTTAATGGGCGTGTTAAATATGTTAATTTTTTCGATGTCGCATTAACCGCTTCCCAAGTATCCCTACTAAACGACCTCCCCTACGCACTATATCAACCAGTGAGGAGGCCGATTTATTTTATACCAGAAGTAGCACCATCGGGCATTGTCCCCCAAGCATACTTAATAATGAGAGGTTAAAATGTATTGTGGAGATTTAAAAGTAAATTCAACGACAACAATTACGGTTGGCCCTGCATTAGACGATGACGATGCTGTAACGCAAAAGACAGGCACATTAGCTGATACTGATTTCTACTTGTCTAAAAATGGCGGTGCAAAGGCTAATCCCAACGATACCAATGATGCCACCCATGATGCAGATGGAGTCCACCTCAAGCAATTAGATGGGACTGATTTGAATACTGAGGGACTTTTAACAGTATATATGTATCAGGCAGATATTCTTTATATCAGGCAAGATTATACAGTCTTATCGGTGGCTGCTTATAATAGTAAATATACCGCTAAAGATGATGGCTATATGGACGTAAATCTCAAGGCGATAAGTGAGGATGAAACTGCTGCTGATAACCTTGAAGCTATGTTCGACACAACCGGCTACACAGAAGACTCAGCACCGGCTACTCAAGAACAAATAGGAAGACTAACTTCCGGTTCAGCGGCTATTAACACTACTGCAAAAGCAGCAGATGACGGATTCGTAATCACCACGGGTGCGGACGAAGCTAATGACGAAGACTCAACGCACGCCCTTGACAGCGCTACCCACGATCTTGAAGATAACGGCGGCACAACTGACTGTTACTACATCTTCAATATAGGCGGGAACGGCTCACCTGTAAGTATCACATGGTCTGGATATGTAAACGCTCAAGGTGATAGCTTTGCGGTCTATGCATGTACTGACCAGACAGACATTTCAAACAACTGGGAGCAGATAGGGACTATCTCTGGAATAGCAGGTTCGACAATTCAAACAAACACATACACGCTTACAACGGCGCATGTAGGAACTGGCGATCATCTTGGAAATGTTCTTTTAAGGTTCTATTCGACTGACGGGACAAAGGTTGCAACTGACAGAATCATTTGTTCATATGCGGTTGTTACGAAATCCGCAGGGTACGCAAACGGTTCTATTTGGTACAATGATAGTGCTGCTAATACGAACACAGAGGCTTATGTTGATGGTACAGCTGACAATCCTATCTCAACCTGGACTGCGTACAAGGCATTATCCGCTTCGCTTGGCATTAAAACAGTAACCGTCGCAAATGGTTCAACCGTAACGCCTGACGCAACGTGCGCTAATATCTCATTCTTAGGGCATGATTGGATACTTGCCTTAAACAGCCAGGTATATGAAAATGCTCATATTGAGGAAGCGGCTGTATCAGGTACAGGAACAGCAGGGGCGGGAGAAATTCATTTAAATGGCTGTCATATCGGCGATGCAACTCTTGAAAAGACTCACGCTTGTTGCTGCGCTTTAGAGGGAACTATTACAATTTCTGACGCAGAAACTTATATTTTCCACGATTGCTTTGCGGCAGATACAGGCGGTGCAACCCCTCCGGAAATTGACTATAATGACGTTGAAGCAACGGTTGGAATTAGGGACTGGACAGGCGGATTAAAAGTTAAGACGATGGCGGCTGCATGTAAACTTACCGTTCAGGGCAAGGGTAAGCTCACTATTGATGCTACCTGCGACGATGGCGGCACGATAGGAATTCAGGGGAACATGGAATTAGTTGATGGAGTCGGGCCGTTTGGCGGAACCGTTAACGACGATGGCAGGGTTGATGTTGGTCAGATTAATGCTGAAGTTCTTGACGTAATGAACGTTGATACACATGCGGAGCCGGGTCAAGGCGCACCCGCAGCTACAGCCTCGGTATTCGCTAAAATTAATTATCTCTATAAAGCCTGGAGAAATAAAAGCACTCAAAACAAAGACACAGGCGTTGTGTCCTTATATAATGATGCTGAAGCTGTTGTTGACCAGAAAGGTACTAACAGTGATGATGGAACAACTTTTACGAAAGACGAGATAGGGAGTGGCCCATAATGGCTTTTGATTCAGTCAATGAGAGGGCGAGCGCAATAATGCCCATGATGCCGTTTAGATTGCTTTGGCCTGTGGCTGATGGCACGGTTGCAGGTACGGCTGAAGAACGAGCCATGATTTTATATTTATTCGCTATGGGTGCGCCTGCCTTGGACGCTACCTTTGTCCAGCACATTTTAATGATGGGAATAGGATAGGAGAACCCATGTCAGAAAGAGCAGTTGACATTCAAATCGCAAATATTGAAAAGAGTATGGTCTCTATCGAAAAGCAAATGGCAGAAATGGCGAAGGCAATAACAAAAATAGCTGTTCAAAAAGAAAGACTCGATGCATTGAAAAGTGATGTAAGTGGCTTATGGAAAAAATGGGATGAGGATATTGTTCCTGTATTGAAAGCCTGCCCAAAGGCGCAGATAAGATGGCTGTGGTTTATCGTTGTTCCGCAAGGGCTGACGTTGATTGCTGTGTCAATAGCTCTTTTGGTGAATATGTATTAAAATGATTAAATTTGGCGCACAAAAGATATGCCCGAAATGTGGAGCTTACAACCCTTCAGGCGTGAAACTTCCTGATGATTGCTGGCATTGTAAGGGGCTGCGAAATTCTGTTTCCCCTGCATCGGACGACAAAAAGAAGATAGATGAACTCGATAAACTCGGTGAACAGGGTGTATGATATGTCATACTCAATGGATAAAGTATTGTGGCAAAAAATAAATGACTTCACTCCTGATGAATTCGGCTGTGATGATATGGATGGCCTTTTGATTTATACGCTTCAGCAAATGAGAACCTATGTTGGCAGGAAGATAATTATACATTGTGGGTATGAAGCCAGAACTACCGGAGGGTATCATCCTGAAAAGTGCGCTGCTGATTTTCATATAAAGGGTTTGCATGTAGTCGATCAGTTCCTTATTGCAAGTCGTTTTGATAATTTTAATGGGCTTGGTGTATATCCAAATCAGAATAGTCCTGGGCTGCATGTTGATACAAGGCCAAAAAATCACAAGTTTGACCATGACTCACGATGGGGTTGTCTTGAGCCAGGAAAGTATGTTCCGCTTGATAGAGATTTTTTTCGGAGGATAATATAATGAGCGTTCTAAGCAAGATAATTTCAGACTTTGGCGGGAACATAATAAAGGAAGGCTTTGACGTTGTTAAGGCATATTTCCCACCATCCATGAGCGATAAGGAAAAAGGCGATGCTCAACTTGCGTATGAACGGTTTGTGTATGAACAAAAAAGCAAAGCCTCCGACAATGCCCTGGAAGCCGACCAAGAATTTAACCAGCGCATCAAAGACATGGAAGGCACGGCAGCCGACCTTAAAACCATACCTATAGTAGGGCATATAATTATTTTTATCCGGGGCGCACAACGTCCTATATGGGGATTATTTACGTTGTATGCAGATTATATGGCATTCAGCAAAGGGTGGAACTTATCACAAGAGCCTGAGTTAAGAGCTATGTTGTTTGCAATCAATATCTTAGTGCTTGGATTCCTCTTTGGAGAAAGAGCTGTTAAAAACATCCTGCCTTTTGTTAAAGAGTTTTTTGGTAAAAAATAATGTTAAATTATAGCAAGTAAAACCGTTCAGCGAGCCTCAATGCTCCGTATAGAGCAAGAAATGTCCAAGACACAACGAAAGCATATAATCCTGTCGCTATAAATAGTTTTTTAAGCATTTTCACTCCCTTTAATTTCCCTTGCATTTACATAATCGATTTCCACATCAGCTTCGTCTTGATTGGCTACATTTCTTGCTTTTTTTTCAGCATCGGCTCTATCAACTGCCAGAACCTTAATGAATTGTTCGCCCGAATATGCAATGCAAACATCAAAATATTTTAATCCGCTGCTGGATATTTTAGCCTGATCTGATTCCATTATCTCTATATCAGCCTCCATGTCATTTAAGGCTTCTATCTGCTCACGGTCTCCAAAAACAAGAGGCCGCTTTAATGGTAACGGAATTTTACTGTCCGGGATTGATCTGTGTAATGATTGCATAGCTACCTCCTTAATCCTCGCTAAATCCCACAAACAACAAAAAGAACCTCTCCATTTCTGTCCCCACAACCTCCAAAAACTCCTGAACTTCATTAGCGTCTTCTTTCGTAAGATCAGCCGGATGATCTTCAGCGTGCCTTAAATACGCTTCCATACTGTCTAAGCGCTCTTTGATCTGCCAGTATGACTTGGCTAATCTTACACGGTAGTTTTCGGTGTCGTCTATTTCGTAGTGGTGGTCGTATTTTGGCATTGGCTTTTCCTTTTATCCATAAGTCACCTAACGATTAGGATCACCGGCACGTAGTGTCCGAGTGAATCCGGTGGTTGTGTGTGTATTTGTCAAACACAGATAGTAGTTCTTTAGCCCTAATCTCTGCAAGTACAATCTCACAGCGATACCAAACATTAGGCAAAAGTTTAAGGGCTCTTAGATGCCAGATACACCAAACTTTTATTTTTAAATATCTTTTAAACATAAGCATATAACGTTTGAACTGAGCCGCCCTACTCGATATTTTGTGACGGCTCGGTAGTGTTGGTCGGCTCCAGTGCTGGGTTAGGTGCGTCTGGTAAAGGGCACCAATCAGGGATTAAAACAATTTGACCCAAACTATCAATTCTTTCTTTAGCCAATTCGCAATAATTATGACCACCACACAAACGGTGGTTATAACAACTATCGCAAAATCCGATTTCTAAATATTTTCCCATAAGTCACCTAACGCCTAAACTGAGCTACGGCGTTCGGCCTATGCGCTACTCCGGCCTTTCCGAAATCGCACTGCCTTCTCCCGTTGGCTCAAGTGGTTTGTTATGCTGATTTTTAGTTAAACAATCATATAGCCTACGATAAGCTGTGGCAGCTTGTTCCATTTCAAAGTTAGGGGGAATAACTTCAAACCCAAGTTTTTGTTGCTCTTCTCTTGCAATATGCACTATTTTATTAACATCAACCCCTATGTTCGCGAGAATCAATAGAGTTTCTTTTGTTGGATTTTTCGGTAGTTCGACCATTGTTTATTACTCCCAAGCATAACGGTTGAACTGAGTTACGGTGGTAAAGCAGACAAGCTATTTCGGCCTATCCGAAGTCGCACGGCCTTCTCCCGTTAGCTCAAGTGGTTTGTTCTATTTCGTTTTCGCACAACCAATAATAGCCAAAATCATAACTCCGATACCCCACCAAGGCGAAATAAAAACCCATCCGGCTGTAACAAAATTAAGATATTTATCTAAGCCTATCATATCTTGCTGAAACATCCGTAAACCACAACAGAATAAATATCCACAAAAGAAACAACGATATCTTATACTCATTTTGTCATTCTCCTAAAAGAAATATAACATCCGCCATCACCGGCGGCCTTCCATACCATCTGGGCATTCCCCTGGTTGATGTATGAATCCGCAACCTCCACAATAAACAGCTTCTTTCTCCCCGTCCGAGTGCATGGCGTTGGTTAGGACGGCGTCTTTGTTTAAAAACTCATAAACAGCCTTACTGCCATCCTGACAATAATGCCAGAAGATTTCTAATAATTGCCTTGGTGACCAATCAAATATCTCATCCTTATAATCTTCTAAAAAAGCATCCCATAATTGCATAATAAATAAGCCTCCTAACGAAATAGGATTAGCCGCACGGCGTTTTGTGTCGGCTACATCCGGTGGTTATATAGCGATATCGTTTTTGTTTAACCATTCCCTTACATTGACCCATCTGGGACTAAGCCATATAAACCCATTCAGATCATCCTCATCGTTTGGATTTATAAAATCATTTACATAAAAAAGCTTTGTTTTGCATCCGCAACATCGTTTTTGCTTACGGTTTGCTCTTATATATCCACACCCAGCAGGACAGATTATAATTTCAGGTTTTCGTCTCATCTTCTAAGCTGTATAACTAAGTCATACACAGAATTATTCTGTCTAAGTCCGCAATGAATTTAACAATCTCAGATTCAAGCGTAGCAATATATTCATTATCTCGATACATTCGTTTGATAAACATAAAGTTTTTGTTTTTTATTAAAGGTGAGTATGAAACAAAATCCCACCACTCGCAATCTAAGACCATCATACAGCCTTGGACTTGAGGTTTGTGTGATGGCGGTATTCTGTCCGCAATAACTGTTTCAATCTGGACTTCGGGGATTACAGACTTAATTTCTATACCGCCTTCAGACTTCACCAGACCGTCAGGGCTGCATGATATTCTTCCACGCTTGGCGAAGCCTATCTGATCTACTGAACACCCTGTAATAAACTCATATTCGGCTCTTGCTTGAGGTTCTTGTTCATTACCTCTAATCATATCTGCGTTTTGATATGTGTCTCTGTGGGTTCCGGTAATAATTTCAGCCGCAAGTTTTAACATATAGTCTTTACGAACCTTGCCAGCACCTTTCGCCATAACCTTAGAGAAAGAGCTTGCGCTGATTAACCCAAGTCTCGCATGAAACCACTCGGGGCTTTGTTGTCTATGTGTATAAATTGTTACCATGCTATTCCTTTTTATATCTATTATTGTCAAGCATTCTTTATAGCATCCAAAGCCTTGATTAATTCTTCGGCCTGTGTTTCTGTGAGGTCTTCAGCCTTTTCTACTTTGAACTTATTTTTAAGGCGTTTGACAAATTCCTTGTCAGAAAGTTTTGCGTCTTTTTGAAGGGTTGTAATGTCTGCTAATTGCTGATCGTTGATTTTAGCTTCAGGCTCAATAGGATTTGCGTCATTATCCATATCCTTAGTGCTTAGTCCCGTGATAGCCAGCAATGTGTATCTTTCCAAATAGCTGACGGTTGAGGCTATGGCTTGTATCGGGTTTTTACTACCACTCAAATCTGGCGGTGCTGTTAAAGAGACTTCTTCGCTATGGCCATTACGATGGGACAATACGCATGTGACTTTTATCCCGGAATTGCCCTGGTCTGTTTTCCACGCAGCAGATAATCCGTGACTGCCTAATTCAGCTCCAATAACATTTACTACATTTGCGAGGCTGGCGTGATCGTATTCGGTTTTACCTTTTGATGTTTGGAATGATACCTTTCGATCTTTCAGAATTTCCAAGGGCTGCTGCCTGAAATCAGCCATTGCCAAAAAATAGGCTTTCTTACTTTCTCTTTCCTCCCACTTAACTTGCAACTCAAGCATTTTCTCTAATTTGTCCAAGTCCAGCCCTTTTGACATGGCCATTTGCATTAAAGCCGCCGGGGAGTCATTAGCCGGGGTCGGTAAGTTTTCTGTCTTATGCCTTTCGTCAAACTTTTCAATATTTGTCATGGCTATAACTCCTCTATTTTTGATCTAAAGTATTCTTCAATGCTAAGAATAGCCGACACAACATTATCAAATATGGCTCGTGCTTCTGGTGATTCTACGCTAAGATTACCGTCAGTTAGGCTTTGAATTTTATCTGCGAATAGGAGAAGTTTCTCTTTATCAGGTCTTAATTCTTCTTGTCGGGCTTTTTCAAGTGCCTCGGCCTTCTCTTTCTCCTTTTTTTCTCTCGCTTCACGCTCAACCCTTTCCTTGGCGTCTTTTTCAGCCTTGATCTTGGCTTCTTTCGCAAGACGTTTTTCAAGTGATTTTCGTTCTTTGCTCTCAGCCTTTTTCTTTTCAGCAGCTTCTATTGCGTCCAGCTTGGCTTGTATTGCCATTTCTTTTTCAGCCTGTACTTTGGCAGTGGCTTCCTGTTCAGCCCTGACACGCTCTATCTCGGCTTGTTCCTCGGCTAATTCTTTTTCGGCTTTTTCTTTTGCAAGTCGTTCTTCTTCGGCAATTTGCGCTTTTTCCTCTTTTGCTTTTGTGGCTTGTTCAAACAAAACTCCATAATCTTCATCCGACATCATAGCTACATCAAAAAATGGCATAACAACGTCAACGGCCAGTAAAGCATCTACACGCCCCCTATTTCGCTCCATTTCAATTCGTTCTTTTTCAGTTTTAATTCTTTCCTTCTCGGCTTCGATTTTCCCCTCCTCATTTTTCAGGTGAGTTTCTATGGGTTCAATTAACGAGAAAAGTTTTTTGGCGTTGTTATTGTTGTTTTTGATAAATGCCTGTGCATCAGCGTTAGCGCCTTTTCTGAGCTTGTCAATAGAAGTCCTGTGCTTTACCATTACCATTCTTCCGGCATGGACTTCAGCGGCCCCGGAATCGTCATCAATGTCCTTAATCGTAAGGTTCATGTAAATACTTGCCATTTTTGCGATCTCTGCTTCATTTACTTTATATTTAACTATTTCCATTTTCTAATTCCCTCCTCGGTTCTTGTTATATGACATAACCCACCTCCAACAAAGCCCTGTCAATAGCTTCGATTTCGTCACCAGTAATGTAGTCGCTTAATATATTTAATCCAGCAATCTGATCTTCAAATGCCTCAACGGTATTAATGTAAATCCGTGCCTTCCTAAGAGCTTCTATTATGATTTTTTCGTTCATTTTCTATATACTCCAAAAAGCTAATTTTGTATTTCTTTTGGAACGTGAGCTTGCCAATCGTATGCACTTCTGAATGATGCCTTATGCAAAGGGGGGCTGTATCTTTGTCTGAACCGCCCGCCCCAACACTGATAGTATGGTGCGCCACTACATTTCCAAAACATTCTTCGTTCCTGACCAGGCATGGCTGTTTCCTTATTTTAGCTAAATGTTTTTTATCGACTTCTCGGCTCATTCTGCCTTCTTCGGTGGCGGGATATAAATTCCATATTCTGTTGCCGCCCACCTGCATATTCTTTCGACATAGCTATCTTCTGCATGGTAAAATTCAATGGTTGATAATTTAGTCGTTGTGCCACCTATTATTTTATCTGAGTTAATCTTACTTTTTGTTGGGTTGAACTCTAATTTCAAATCTTCATGCATATCTTCCGGGTTATCATGCCCGAAAAAGTCAGCAAGAATAGGAACAACCGTCCCCCAATAGTACCTGTTTTGTAAGCTTGTGCGTTGTTTCGAGCGCTTGCGAATAACGATGTCAAGGTCAGCGCCGTTGGCAAATGTCGAAACCCACAAGGCGATGGCTTTTTTCACATGGCCGGTCATCTTGAGCTTTTTATCAACTACGCTGGCTGAGAATATGGGGACAGGCTGCTTCATTTTGTCTATGCCTCCAAATACATTTTAGACACAATACTCTTTTTTGCGTTGATAGGATATCTCTTGCTAATAGGAATCCCATGCTTTCTCTAATCTCAACTCCGCATATTAGACACTTTATCTTCATTCAGTTTCCTCGCATAACGATTTAGCTGAGCCGTGGCGGTTTTTGTCATCGGAGTCAAGCGGCTGGTTAGCTCAGTTGCTTTGATACTTCCACAATACCACTCCCGAGGGATTTTCCCATAAGTTGAGTTACACGTCCTTGGAATATAACTTTATCATCATCGTTAAGAAGTAGCGATTGCCATTGTTTTAATATTATCCTTTGACGATAATCTGCAAATTTCCAATGCTGCTCATCTAAAATATCTTCTTTTTTCATGATTTTGTCCTTCGCAGAGCTAACTATGTCATACGCAGAATAATTCTGCATTTTAAATAGACCATAGCACCCAAAAAACAAAAGTCAAGAAAAAAATGCATTGAGTTCACTTTTTTAAGGATGGAGCTTCTTTAATTATCTATAAAATATAGCTTGACATGTGATATTGGTTCATGTTATCCAGTTCACCATGAGAACTAAAACAGTAATAACATTAATAAAACGACTATTGAGGAAATTTGGTGGTTATGAAAAAGTTGCTTCTGAATTAGGCATAACTGCCAGATACGTTCGGCATCTTGAAAACGGCGAGAAAGTTCCAAGCGATCATTTAAGGAAGTTAATTAAGGTGCTGCTAAAATAAAAATGGCGGCTATGGGAATAAGGTTTGCCGGGGGTGGTGGATAGGCCGAGGCGTGGCTGCGGCGTGGGGGGAAAGAGTAGGCTTGTCCCTTCCCCGGCAATTAACACAAAGGAGAATAAACATGGGTGAATGTGGACATAAGGCTTCTGGACATGTGGAGCCGATCAGCCCTTTAAGCAACGAATATACCGGAGTTAGCCCGTGTAAAATTTGTGACCGCAGGGATCGAGATAAAAACGAGTGCATAGATACATGCAAAGCGATAGCGGCATATCGGCGCGGGGTTGGGATATTGCCCTTGCCGCCATCACCATTATTCTCACCAATGTTGCCGTCGATAAAGAAGGAGGAGGATATTGTGGAAGATAAAACAACGGATGAATTTGGCACCGGGACACGTGGAACTACCGACACCATTATCAGCCACACCGACTCCGACCGGGAATGTGTTGTCCCCGTCTTCCCAGACACTCCTCCAGCCGCCGCTATCATCATCGGCCCCAATCCAAAACATGCGGCTGCCGTCAATAAGGGTGAAGAAAAATGCGCTATCCCCGGCTGCGATAAAGATGCTTGCCGACGGGGTCTGTGTGAAAAACATTATGGGCAATGGTATAGAGGTATGGTAGATCACCCAAATATCGGCAAATTCCGGAAGTTGTCCCCCATAGAGCTGGGCGATAGAAAGCGCCGACAATATAGAGGCGGGGGCGTGTGCCGAATCGCAGGCTGTGATAGAGATGCGGTTAAGCGAGGGTTGTGTGGCGCGGATTATAAATCATGGATCAAGGGGAAAATCCTGCATCCCGATTACGGAGAGTTTTTCCGGATCAACCGCCGCCCCAGGGCAAAGCGGGCGGAAAAGGGGGACATTACGCCAGAGTTCCAAAAGCCAAAAGAAGATAAACGGACTGACGTTACCATTGACATGTCCAAATATCCAGAGATCGCTGCCGAAATCAGCCGGATTGCGCGGCTGAGTGATCGATCAATCGAGTTTGTGGTGCTGCGAGCGGTTGAGCGGGGGTTAGGGTTAAAATGACGAAAGAACAAACAATTAAAAACCCTTGACAACCACTAATAAATCTTATATAAGGGGGGAAAGGATATGAAAATCTAATGGGAAGTGACAGATTCTCGCAATCAATATTAACCACATTAAAATTAGAAAAAGCGTTTCAACAGCAACCAGCGCAATGCTGGATTGTGGAGCTGTCACTCCAGTTGAGGCGCTTTTTGTTGTTTTAATAGGAGTTATTATTGTGGGTATGCCTTGGTTTAGAATGTATAGTGAAATGATTGATGATCCAAAAGTTGGAACTTTGGACGATGCTCAGTTTAGATTATGGGTAGAATTTTTATGTTTGGCGTGTGAAGCGGGTAATGGCGGAGACACTAATTTGACCGTTACTGAAACGGGATGGAAACTGAGACGTAACGTTTCAGTAACGTTACAGGAACTGTTACAGCGTGGGCTTGTAACGTTACGTCATAACGAATCTGGGAAAGAGACTGTTTTTATCAATAAATGGAAATTCAGGCAATTTCAATCAGATACAAGCACACCACGTGTCCAAAAGCACCGTGAAAAGCAGAAAGGAAACGTTGCTGAAACGTTACAAGAAAGTTTCTGAAACGGTTTTTTCTCTGTATCTGTGTCTGCGTTCTGTTTCTACAACCAAGAGTAATAAGTCTATATATAACTATAGAGGTATAAAGGAGCAACCTGAAAATTGAAACTACGGGACTACCAAAATGAGACAATCCAAAAAGCCAGAGAATCGATCATGGCTGGAAACAAAAGAATTATCATACAGGCTAATTGCGGAGCTGGTAAAACCATTATAGCCGCCAGCATAGTCTCAAGCGCCCTTGAAAAAGGCAAAAAAGTAATATTCTTGGTACATTTCAGGCAATTAGCATATCAGGCGATGGAAAGATTCACTGATTTTGGCATAGGCGATGAAGTTGGTATGATAATGTCAGGCGAAGATTCTTATCTTGGAAGGCCAGTCCAGATAATATCCATACAGACATACGCAAGAAGGTTGAAACTTGACGAACTTGAACATAATAAATGGTTTAAAGAGGCTGATATTGTAATCTATGATGAGTGTCATTCCTCATTAGCCAAGACTCGCAAAGCCATACTTGATCTCTATAAAGACACCGCAATTATTATAGGGCTGACAGCCACCCCATGCAGGGGAGATCAGAGGGGGTTGGGTGAAATTTATGAGGATATAGTATCTTGCAGTAATATTAATGAATTAACAGAGTTAGGATATTTAGTGCCTGCGGTTTATTACGGGGCGACAAAACTCCCTGATCTAAAAAACATAAAAATAACAGCAGGTGACTACAATCAAAAAGAACTTGGGAAAAGAGTTGATAAAGCCAAACTGGTAGGCGATATTTTAGAGAATTGGCTCAGGATTGCTTCAGACAGGCAAACAGTCATATTCGCAACCAACGTAAAACACTCCCAACATATCAAAACCGTATTTGAAAAACACGGCATAAGCATTGAGCATATTGACGCACATACCATAGAGGAAGACAGACAGGACATATTAAGGCGGTTCCGTGATGGTGATGTCCAAATAGTTACAAATATTGGTGTTTTTTGCGAGGGGGCCGACTTTCCGTGGGCGAGTTGTGTTGTACTTGCGAAACCATCAAAGTCCTATGGCAGGTTTATTCAAATGGCAGGAAGGGGAATAAGGCCATACCATGATAAGGAAAACTGCATACTGATAGATCATGCAGGGTTGATAAAAAATCATGGCTTTCTTGATGACGAAGTAGAATGGAGCCTGGGCGGAAAAGAAAAGGCGTGGGAAAAGAAACGCAAAAAGACAGAAAAGCCACCATTAACTTGCGATCAATGCCAGCACATTTTCAAAGGCCGATCGTGCCCTAAATGTGGCTATGAGATTAAAAATTATGGTAAGAAAATTGAAACAATCGAAGCGGAACTACAGGAAATCACAAAGAATAAAAAGAAAAAAACATTTACGATGGAAGAAAAAATGCGGTTCATGCAGATGGCAGAATATCAAAGAAGATCAAAGGGGTACGCAAAAGGTTGGTCGGCTCATCTCTTCAGATCAAAATTCGAGGTCTGGCCGAACAGATTTAAAGACGTAAGCCCCATTGAGCCAGACAGAGCGTTTAATAATTATTTAATACACAGAGCTATCAAATTTCATAAGAGCCGAAAGAAACAGGAAGCAGCGGCATGAAGCCTTATTACGAAACAGAGTTAGGTCGCTTATATAAAAAAAGACTTGATTTTAATAAATAGTTTGGTATACTTAATTTATGGTTAAAGTTTGCAAATGGTGTTCTAAAGAATTTAGTACCGACACAAAACAAAGAAAGTTTTGTGGCCAAGTGTGCTATGGGAAATGGAGGTCTAAAAATATACACCCCGGAATATCTTATGTAAAGAATACATGCCCTATTTGCTTGGAAATATTTGAAGTTCCTTTATCCAACAAAACAAAAAAATATTGTTCCAGAAAGTGCTATTTGATATTCTGTAAAGGAAAAACAGGAGAGAAGAATCCTTTTTTTGGGAAAAGTCATTCACAGGAAACCATTGAAAAATTAAAAAGCAAAACATTTAAGCACACAAAAAAATCAAGAAAAAAAATGAGCATTGCCAGAAAGGGGAGGAAATTTTCAATCTCTCATAGAAAAGCAATTTCAAAAGCTCTGTATAAAAATTCTCCATATAAAACGTGGAAGGAAAAAGTACGTAAAAGTTTTGAATATAAAAATTGGAGGAAACTTGTTTTTGAAAGAGATGAATACGCCTGCCAAAAGTGCGGCAAAATTGGTGGTTATTTAGAAGCCCACCATTTAAATTCATTTAAAGATTACGAAGAGTTAAGGTTTGAAGTCAAAAATGGTCAAACACTATGTAAGAAATGCCACAGAAGTATAACTTCGCAACAAATGATAGGAAATAAAAATGGACTTAGAAAAATTAAGAAACCATCCTAATTTCTATTTTGGAACTGATAACGGTGTCTTGCTGCACGGTGATTGCCTTGAGATTTTGCCGGAGCTTGAGCCTGTTGATTTGTGTCTTACTGATCCGCCATATGGCATAAAACAAGACAAGGGCTTTGGTGGCTTTGATGGCTTTGGTGGCCTTGGTGAGCCTATCGCACGAAAACAATATACTGATGATTGGGATTCTGAACGTCCTTCAAAACAGTGTTTTAATAAAATTTTACAGGTATCTAAACTGGCTCTTATATTTGGGGGGAATTTTTTTGCTGATCTTTTGCCGATAAGCACACATTGGCTTGTGTGGGACAAGAAAAACACAATGCCGACCTTTGGGGATGCCGAGTTAATTTGGACAAACAGTAAGAGAAAGTCGGTAAAAATATATGAATGTGAATATAATGGGTTGCTTGGCAAAGAAGGCAAAAGAGTACACCCTACACAAAAGCCAGTTAAATTGATTATTGATTTATTAAACGTCTATTCCAAAACAAATGATATAATACTTGATCCTTTCTTCGGCTCCGGCACAACCGCAATAGCATGTGAACGCTTAAATCGAAAATGGATAGGCATTGAGATTTCCGAAGAATACTGCGAGATTGCAGCCAAACGCATAGACCAAGAACGAAGTCAACTAAAGTTATGGTAGATATTCAAGATGATAAGAGTAGATGACCTTGAAGCACAGGCAAGGGGTAGGTGGTATGGGATACTTACAAGCCTTGGTGTGCCGGAATCGTATTTAACCGGCAAGCACGGGCCGTGTTTATTTTGCTCTGGAGAAGACCGTTGGCGGTGGGACAATAAGGACGGAAGCGGAACTTACATCTGCGGTCAGTGCGGGGCCGGAACAGCGTTCCAGTTGATAATGAAACACCTTGGAATTAATTTTAAGGAAGCATTAAGCCGTATTAACGAAGCTCTTGGGGGTGGGTGCAAAATGGACAAAGTACAAAATAACCAAATGGATAACTCAAAAATTAAAGCCATGCTGAATAAAATCTGGACAGGATCGATCCCGCTTTCAGGTAGTGACCCTGTTTCAAAGTACCTGCACTCACGAAAATTGGTCTTACAACCCGATAACGTGAGATATTGTCCTGAGTGCTACGAATCAGACACCAAACAGAATCATCCTGCAATGGTAGCCAAGGTTTTTAATTCCAAGGGGGTCCCGGTTGCTCTGCATAGAACCTACTTAGACAGGGACAAGCCGCAAAAAGCAGACGTGCCAAGCCCTAAGAAACTAACACCGGCATTAGAGCTGTTGTCGGGGTGTGCGATAAGGTTATTTGAGATAAAAGGCGAGAAACTTGGGATAGCAGAGGGAATCGAAACAGCTATTTCATGCAGTCAAATGTTTGATATGCCAGTGTGGGCTTGTGTATCAAGTACGATATTAGAGGGGTTTGAACCGCCTGATGGTGTACGGCACATTGTAATTATGGCTGATAATGATGCGAACTATGCGGGGGCTAAAAGTGCGTATGTTTTGGCAAACAAACTCTATAACAAAGAGTATATCGTTGAAGTCAAAATTCCAGGTTGTTCGGGGGACGATTTTAACGATATATTATAGCTGAAAGGAGTGATAAAAATGGACGATCAAAAACAGAACGAAAAAATGACAGGCGAAACGATACAGATGGCGGACAAGGAGATCGAAACGCTGCTGACGTATCACAGAAAACGCTCTGGAATAAGCGCAATGATTGCACATTTGGGCGCAAACCTGGAGCGGAACGAAAAGGACATGTGGCGTGCCGTGAGGGATCTATATCCTGAGCTAAACGGTTATGATTTGGTCATCGACTGGCAGGAAAAGCGCATACGGATTCGGCACAAATTAACTACGTGGGAATTAGAGCAGTATGCAGATCGGGGGACGTGGTAGCGGAGAATATTCTTATGCGTGAAGCACAGTTTCAGTCAGAATTCAAGAAGCATAATAAAATCAGCGGTATATTTGAGCTAAAAATTTGTAAGGGTAAAAGCCTATCATTTTCCGCAGTAGCCGCCCATCAAAAGCAAGCTCTATTGGACGTGAGTTCAGGAACCGGACTTTACCATAAAATAGCAGACTCGCCGTTTTTCAAAGATCCAAAAGGACGCATGAGATTCACAAAGCCGAAACCGTTTGACTGTTTTTTCTTAAAGCATAAAGAAGCGTATATAGTTGTTATGTTTTACGTTCCACGCAAAAAGAAACAAGTATATTATATTTTTATCAGGGCATTTCTTGAAATGGAGCAAAATGCCAGCAGAAAGTCATTCACAGAGGAAATGGCGATTGAGAACGCCGCATTTAGTTTTAGTTATTTGAAGGGCAAAAAACAATGAAACGCAACCCACGCATAACCCGAAAGCAAAAGCGCAAGAAGTTTAAAACTATTGCTAACTGGCTGAGATCAAAGGCGGAAAAGCGCAGAAGGGAAGAAGCAAAGCGGCTGGACAGGGAGTTTGATGGGGAGGCCCAACTGAAGCGATAGGAGCCTCCCCTTTGGTTAATCTGTTTCAAAAAATGCAACTAACTCTACCTCGCCCATCATCACGCACTTATTGCACAGGCAGGCCAGTAAACGGCAGCCACCCATGTCAATGGTGCGCCGGAATGTCGCTTCCCCGACCTCGCAAACAAAGCAAGGGAAGCTTGCGGGTTCCGGACTTTTCCATTCGATTTTTTCGATCATTTTAATCCTCCCTGTTTATTTTTTGGATAATGTGGCCATGCAATCATCTCGCCTGTTACATTATCGTGGTGGCTGGTACACACATAGCCTCTTTGGGCATATTCTTTTTGGTACGATGCTAATAATTCCCCTGCATATTCTTTGCCACATAAGGTGTATCTGCTTTTTTTATAATACCTGTCAAGATAGTCCTCAACTGATTTTGCCTCTACTATTAGCATTTCAATCCTCCCTGGTTACATATGATTTTAATTTGAGCGGCCATAAACTCGCACGGCTCAACAGTTCTCCTGTTCGATTGAAAGTATCTATTATTATATTTTGCACAATGCATTGTAATATTACTGATTAAATATTCAGCCAGTCGGAAAATCTCAACGCCTTCAACTGTTTGCCATTTTTCAGGCGGTAGCACGCTCAACCATTTCTCCCACATATCTTCATCAATTTCTTTCCAGGGTTTATCTAAATATTTTTCATTTTCAGCTTTGGTTATCAAGTCAAGGGCTTGGTCAAAAGGCATGATTGCATAACCATGCCCAAGTTTATCAAGATATGCTTCAGCTAACTTCCCGTCTGTGAAATCAGCATAGCCATTTTTATCAATTGTGGTCTGGATATTTGTTTCACCAAGCTTATAAATTACCAGTTGTTTCATTGTTTTCAACCCTCCATTGTTTAAGATTAATACTTAGAATATTCTTTACGGTTGCAGAATTTCAAGCTCAGTTGCCTTGTCATGTTTGTCCATTACGGCCCATGTTAACCTTAATGCCGCCAAGTAAGTCCTTGGAGTGATTTGTCCATCTTCGGCCAGTTTGCAAAGTTCCGCACGGATTTCCCGCTGATAGTTGTACTTATTTACAATATGCCCCAGGAAACTAATTTTTTGGCTTGTAAAACTGTCAATTACCTGTTGCGCTGTCATTGCTATATCGCATGTTGTCATGTTTCTCCCTCCCTGCTGTTGGTTAAAGTTAAATTTGTTTTCTGCTTTTAGAGCAAAGCAAGTTAGATGCCAACAAATCAAATATTTCGTAAGTATCACAAATAACAACAAATAATAATTTTCAGCGAAATAACCAGATTTACAAATAATCTAATTTGTAGGGTTTTCCCTACAATTACTATGTGGGTTTTTCATACACCTGCACAAATATCCAACAATTACAAATCGTTAAGGTGTAGGATTTTTCCTAAAATAAAGCTTGACAAGCACTATATCTGGGTATATGGTATAGAATAACCACCAAGAGGTATTATGTTTGATAGACTATTCCCGGATGACAGCCCACTAACCAGGAGGCAAGTTGGAAGGCACGTTATAGTTAAGTCAAGCCAACCTGCTCCCTGTGTGATATGCGGTACTGAGACATACTGGAGAGAAGCAAGGGACATGAAACCAATATGCTGCCAATACTGCCTCCCCCAATATATTAAGCCGCTACAAGCGCACAGTAATCAGCGGGCTACAGTATGACTGAGCATGAGTTCATTCAGTGCGTTAACCTGATAGCAACTAACCATAACAGCCGCTTAGTTGGTATAGACTTCCAGGCAAGATGGATACAGCTGGAAGGCCCCAAAACACAGCAAGTAAAGTGTGCAAGGGCGATATCAGAGTTTATGGACACCATCGAAGAAATAACTGAGCTACCCGATGATAACACCATAACCCGACTAACTGATAACCTGAGTATAGCACTATGAAACTCATACCAGCCGACAAAGACCTGCCCAAACCAACCAAATGGCACAAGAAAATACCCATCGAAGTAATACTCGAACTCCATAGCAAAGAGCTATCACACGACCAAATAGCAAAAATAACCGGCTGCACACACTCCAATATCACCCAACGACTACAACGTACAGGAATAACAAGCCTAAGTAACTACAAGGCAAATAGAGGGGACTTGTTTGCATTATTGCAATCAAAGATACTTAATACCATAACAGAGGCTGATATCAAAAAGGCCTCATTACTTCAACGGGTTACAGCCAGTGGGATACTGTATGACAAGGAGCGTTTGGAGCGGGACAAGTCAACTGCAAACATCGCTACAGTCCATACAGATATAGCTAAACTCAAGGAGGTAGCCTGATACATGGCTGTAAACCCTTACCAGCCGTGGACGTCCGATAAGATATATTATGTAAACTTTTGAGGTAAGTACCTGATAACAGCTAACTTAATTACTATAAACAGGGTCATATCATACATAAATGAGATACTATATACCCATAATTTTCTTTAGCCTATCAGCCACCCTGTACGGTGTGTGTGCCGTGGTACTGGTGTGTATATGAAGGCCGGGGGCAAGGTCAATCCTGAGGGGTGTATGTATGTATTACATCCCCCATTAAATTTCCGAAAAATAAAAAGATGCGTCAAGTAAACATACGAGAATTGAGAGCGACATTGAGTACACAATTACAGAATTTACCGTTTGAGATCACGAAGAATGGTGTTATTTTGGGTATAATGTGTACACAAGAGGACTATGAAGTAGCCCCTGCTGATGATTGTGTACACGAAGCTCCAAAGTCAAGTTCTTGTAATAATGAGGAAAAGACAACTTCTCACACGGGCGGGAGACAAGAGTGGACAAACCCATTATCGAACACGAAATTAGCGCCGAAGGGGTAAAATGGCAGACAAGACATTAAATGAGAGGGTATTGGATTTAGAGTATAGGCAGGGGTTAACCGAGACTGCCATTAACAGCACCCTGCATGAGATAGCCTTATTTCGTGAAGATTTTAACAAAGCTATGGGCGAGAAGGTTGATTTGGCTGTTGACAATGTCAAGGAATTATTCAAGCGGATACCGAAAGTTGAGAGGGATTTAAAGGAGATTAAGGGCGAACTCAGGCATGCCAATTAAGCGTAAATGGAAAATTGGAGACAAGGTTATTATTGATATTGATGGGATAGTTGCTTCCTTGGTTTTATGGGGGATTCCACCAGAGCCAGAAGATGAAACGGATAAGTATTTTGGGGTTGTTGCGGTTCAAGACATTGAAGATGAATTTGGCAACCTTTTACACCAACCAGGGGATAGTTTTAATGCCCATTATTCTGAAATAAAAAAACCAGAGGAGTATATTCCAGAACATATATTGACAGAATTTTGTTGGTGTGAACCAGAATTAGAATATGAAGACCACGAAAATGGCAATCAAGTACTTGTGCATAATGAAATACAATAATGAGTGATTGATTTGAAAGAATGAGCAGGGTTTTAAGTGAGATATGAGCAAAGAGACTGCCGAAGAAAGGGTTGAGAGGTTTAAGAAGGACAATGGTATATTCTTTTTTAAGCCTTATCCCTGGCAGAAGGACGCCTTAGTAAAGATTCGGGAGAAAAACACAACAGCGATTATCTCAAGCAACAAGATAGGAAAATGCATTACATATCAAACACTTATAGACACTCCCGATGGAAAGGTATCTGTTGGCAGGTTGCATGATATCGGAAAACCGTTTGATGTTTTTGCATGGGACGGAAAGAAAAAAGTAATAGCGAAAGCCCACGCTCCGTTTAAAAAACATGGGCTTCACAAGTGTTATAGGATTACGATGTCTGACGGTCAAACAATTGATGCTGCTGATCATCACAAGATTTTAACTTACGGAGGGTGGCGCTCTTTTGAATCCCTGCATAAATTCGTTTCTTCCCATCCTCAGTCCAGTTCGGACATTTCCCCTTCAATTCATGGGCAAGGTGCGCTCCATTTGAACGGAAAAGAGAAAGGTTCCCCGGGCTATTATCAGAAACATCGCGATTTTTGTGGTGGACAACTTCCTTCCTATCAAGAAGACGACCAAGTTTTTTTTCCATTACCACACGGCTTTCGATCATATATCCCTTATTGTTGCAGTTTGGGTGATCTGGTAAAAAAACATAAGCGTACCCTCCTTTCCCTACAAAACGACCTCCTTTACAGGCAACGCCAGTTCGTGGGCCGACTCTTTGAGTTTTTAACCCAAACCTTCGGCACCAGTTGTTTACAGTTGACCAGTGAACCCCAAGGATTTCAGCTACCTTGTGGAGTTGCATCTTCTGGTTTTCAACAAGATCCCTTAGTCGCTCCTCATTCTCGTGATACTGTGCCTTCATGTTGTTCTCCTTTGTTGGTTGATAATAACCACATTATATCATCCATTAAACTTGGAAGTCAAGAAGTTTATGATTTTACGGTGGATAAATGGCATAATTATTTTGCAGGTGGGTTAATCCATCATAATTCGTGTCTGGTCACGAACATTTTAATTTCCTGGCTGATTGGTTTTGAGCCTTGGGATTACATTGATAAAGACGATCCTGAAGCGATTGAAGTTCATGGGCAGTATTACCGGAAGTCGTCATTAGGGATTGAGCCGCCGGTAAATTTAATTCTGACTGGGGAAGACTGGAAGTTACACATTGGCAGGACGCTTGTTCCTGAGTTAAAGAAGTGGGCGCCTAAAGGGTGGTATAAGACCAAAAAGAACGAACAGGGCGTTGATTTTTTATGGACGTTTTGCGATCAGGCGGGAAAGTGGGACAATGTTTCGACCCTGACAATAATGTCATACTCTCAGGACGATGATTTATTTGAATCGTTCAGGGCGCAGGGGGCTATATTGGATGAACCGCCGCCCAAGGCAAAGTATAAGGCCATGAGTCGTGGGCTTTTGCTTGACAATGGCAAGACGCTACTCTCATTAACCCCTATAAAGGAAGCATGGATACTGGATGATATTGTGCTGAGCGGCAGAAAAGACATAGGGATTGTAGATAATTTAAAGATTACCGATAATCCTGACCTTGTGAACGGGGATGTTGCTGTTCTTAACCAACACTTAGACGAATCGCAGATAGAAAAGTATTTTGATTTGCTGTTGTATGAGAATAAAGAGAAAAACAAGCCTGTAGTCGATCAGGGCAGGGGCGCAGAAATGTATTTAGAGGGCATAATCCCTGTAATGGCTCATGCTGATATTTACAAACTAAAGATTTTGAAGTTTATTAAAGATATTGACCCTGCTGATGTTCCTCCGAGGGTGTTTGGGATGTTTAAATCCTTGGTTGGTCGTGTCCTGAAGGAGTTTGACAGGGACATTCATGTAGTGAAGCGGTTTGACGTACCTACAGACTGGCCGGTAACGGTTATGATTGATTTTCACCTGAGTACCCCACAGGCTGTTTCGTATTGGGCAGTGAATCGGCAGGACATTAATTATTGCGTTGGTGAAACGTGGAAGAACATCTCAGGGGATGAAATTGCAGATGATATTATTCGTAAATTAAAAGCAGGCTGGAACATAACAGAGGCATTTATCGATCCTCTTTCAAAGGGGGATGTCGCGTATATCCGAAATCGGCTTGGCACAGACCAGCGGGACACGTTCTCAATCATAGGCGATAAGCTTTTACCGCATGGCATTACTCTTCAGGTTGCCTCAAAGGACAAGGACAGCGGTGTCAAGAATCTTCAGACATGGTTAAAAGGGGTAAATGGACTTCCGACTTGTTATATCTTTGAAGATTGCGAGAGGTTTCTTTACGAAGTTCAACGGTGGGTGTTTGACGAGAACGGTAAACCGGCGAAAGAAAACGATCACATGTGTGAGAACGCTTATAGATATACGTTAGTAGGAGCAAAATACGAAGCATATCAAATTAATCCGTTGCCGATGGACAATAGACCATACGCAACAGGAGCATGGATGGGCGCATGAGCGAGGAAAAAGGTTTTACAAGAGAGCAGAAAATTCTCAACTTAGCAAAAGACCGCTATAAATACGCTACCGATGGTTGGCGGCACATTTACGAGGAAGTTTCCAACGATTTAAAGTTCGTTTATGATGTTGATGAAGGGCAATGGCCGTTTGAAATCAGGAATGAAAGAGAGAAAGACCGGCGTCCTATCATAACCGTAAATAAACTTCAGAAATTTGTAAGACAGCTTCGTGGCGAGTTCCAACAGAACCGACCAAGCATGAAGGTTATTCCTGTTGATAATAAAGCAGATGTTAACATGGCTGAATTATACAACGGACTCATAAGACAGATTGAATACCTAAGTGACGCCGGGATAGCATACGACACTGCATATATGCACGCAATCTCATGTTCGGTTGGTTATTTCAGAATAATCACAAAATACGCAGATGATAATAATTTCGATCAGGATTTGTTCATTAAAAGAATTATCAATCCTGTTTCAGTCCATTTTGACCCTGCCGCAACGGAGTTTGAATTAGAAGATGCACGGTATTGTTTCGTTGAAGAATTGATGGACATGAAGGAGTTTAAGAAAAAGTACCCAAAAGCGGAAAGCACAAACTTTGAAGGTTCAAGGCGCAGGCTTTTTGGCGAATGGATACAGAACGATCAGTTAAGAATTGCAGAGTATTTTTATAAAGAGCCTGTTCAAAAGAAAATAGTCCAACTTAGCACAGGAGAGATATTCACATTAAGCAAGGAGATCACTCCTGATCTTGTCCAATCCCAGGGCGGCATGATTATTCGTGAAAGAACAGTCGATACCTACAAAATCAAGTGGATTAAGATGAACGGGGCCGAGATTTTAGAAGAATCAGAATGGCCAGGCAAGTATATACCAATCATACCTGTGTTTGGTGATGAAGTGGTAGCAGAAGGCAAGAAATACTACCTATCGCTTACAAGGGGCGCAAAAGGTTCGCAACAGATGTACAATTATTGGGCTACGGCCGCTACCGAAAATGTAGCTCTTTCCCCGAAAATTCCATACATGGTTGACCACAGACAAATCAAAGGGTTTGAAGCTGAATGGGAAGAAGCTCAGAGGACAAACAGACCGTATATTCGGTATAATGCGATAGCCGGGCTTAATAAACCCGAAAGAGAACGGCAGTCTGAAATCCCAGGTGCGATTATCTCAATGATGCAGACCACAGCCTTTGACATAGAAGATCACCTTGGCCGGTATGAAGCATCAAAAGGGCAGGCTTCAAATGAGAGAAGCGGGAAAGCTATCACGGCGAGAATTAATCAGGCCGACAAGGGAACCTATACCTTCGTTAGTAATTCCTTAAAAGCAATCGTGTACGGAGCAAGGCAGATTGTTGATTTAATCCCGAAAATCTATGACACAAGACGTGCTTTAAGAATAATGGGCGAAAACGGAGAGGAACAGGTGGTAGATGTCAACACTCCGGTCTTGGGTGCAAACGGAATAGAAACACAAAACGATCTCACAGTTGGTAAATATGATGTAATCGCTTCAGTAGGAGCTTCATATGGGTCTAAACGGCAGGAAATGGTGGAAACGCTTATACAAGCGATGCAGTACGCACCCACTGTCGCACCGATATTAGCCCCGTTTATATTCAAGTACGCAGACTTCCCAGGGGCTACCGAAGTGTACGCTGAAATAAAGCAACAAATGGAACAAATGGCACAGCAGGAACAGAATAAGAAAAAATGAAAGAAGAAGAATATAGAAAATTATTTGCGTTAATTGAGGGTTTGCAGTATGGTGAGATAGTTATAAAGAAAGAAGCTGGAAGAATTGTTGTAGTTAAAAAGACCGAATCAATTAAACTATCCGAATAACGGAGGTGAAGCATGAAAAAAGCGTATGATTTATTCGATATAATTCGTGAAATATTTGGACTACCTGAAAATGAGAGAGTAGAAGGTACAAGGGAGAGCCGCAAAGAATTAATCTCAATTTTAAGCACGCTTACGGGGCGTGGCGGCATTGTGCTAATTTTACGCAATGGTTTCAGCTTAACCTTACAAGACATAGCGGCTACTTTTGGGATAACACAAGAAAGAGTCAGGCAGATAGAGGCGAAAGCTTTTCGGCAATTAAAACACCCTCCCAAGAAAAAATTATTAGAGAGGTTTATACCTGTAGCGTATAGGAGAAATAGTGAGCGCCAGTCTAAATTAGATAAGAATAGTATAGAAATGCTACAAATTTCTTATAGGGCTTATCGCTGTTTAAGACTTGCTGGCATAAAGAACAAAAGCCAGATTAAAGCAAAATCAGATAGAGAGATGTTCAAAATTAAGGGACTCGGCTGGAAGACCCTGAAAGAAATTAGAAGTGCAATTAAATAAGCAGTAGGTATTAAATAACGCTATTAGAACAACTAAGGCGGGTACGAATCTTATTACGAGGTTTGCCCGCCTTTTTTTATACTCGGCATTAGCCGCAAATCGTCTTCGGGCGCAAGGAGAGAAATCATGGCAGAAGAAGCAATCGAAACAACTGAGGAAATTATTGAAACAGAAGAAACACCCGCTGAAGAAGTGGCCGAAGAAAGTCCGGAAACTGCTGAAAGCGCAGAGTCAAAGCCCAAGCAAACCGCCCAAGCGCGCATTGACGAAATTACATACAAGTTCAGGGAGTCAGAAAGAGAAGTAGAATACTGGAAGAATCAGGCAAATGAACCGCCTGCACCGATTAAAACAGTTGCTCCTCAAGCTGACCCGAATCGACCAAATCAGGAAAACTATGAAACCGTAGAGGCTTATGAAGACGCTTTGTTTGATTGGCGTGACAGCAAAATGGTTTCTGAACAGTCTGCCTTGGCGCAAAGAAAAAGGAGGCAAGAGTCTGCCAGTAACTTTAATAAGAACGCAACAGAGTTACGGAAAGAACACCCTGATTTTGACAAAGTTATTGAAACGCCCGTCTTTACAGACGCAATGAGAAACACGCTATTCGAGATCGACAACGGCCCGATGGTCGCATATCATATCGCTAAAAACAGCGACATAGCTGATACAATCAAAGACTTATCACCAGAAAGACAGGTTTACGAAATCGCTAAATTAGAAACAAAACTTCTATTAGCGCAAAAGACTAAAACTACTACAACCGCACCAAACCCAATATCTCCGGTTGGTAGCACAGGCGCACCAGAGGCAGACCCAAGCAAGATGTCAACAGAAGAATGGATGGCTTGGGAAAAGGGAAAAGAGTTGGAAAAAATAAAAACTAAGCTTGAAGGAGGGTAACCTCCTGTAAGGAGATATAATGTCCAATACAATTAAAACCTTAAGTGACGGAGATATAACGAGGAAGGCTCTCTCGATTCTCCACAATAAACTTGTATTTTGCAAAACCATAAATAAGCAGTACGATGACCGTTTTGCGAGATCAGGTGCGAAAAATGGTGGTTCTCTGTTAATCAGGAACCCTAATCAGTTTACAGTACGGTCTGGCGCTGTAATGGATACGCAGGATGTCGAAGAGAACACCCAGACCTTGACAGTCGCAACCCAGAGAGGCGTTGATATTAACTTTAGTTCAACCGAATTAACCCTTTCTATGGACGACTTTGCTGACAGAATTTTAACTCCGGCAATGACTCGTCTTGCGGCAGAAGTTGACAAGATTGTTATTACAGCTTCCTACAAGGATATTTACAATATAGTTTATTCCACCATTGGGACGGCTCCTGTAATAGCTGACGTTCAAAAGGCAAGGGCAAAACTAAGTAAAGGCATGGCTCCTATGGGGGACAGGATTTGCTTGATGGAGTCTCTTGGTATGAACACCGTTGTAAATGATGGAAAAGCCTTTTTTAATCCTGTTTCTGAGATTTCTAAACAATACGAAACAGGGGTTATGGGTTATATGTCAGGCTTTAAGTTCTATGAGTCTGAAATGATTGTTTCTCATACATGCGGAACAAGAACAACCGCAGGGCAATGTGATCTGAGTGTGGTTGCTAACGAAGACACAACTCTTACCACGATTATGACGTCTGATGAAACCTTTGTAAAGGGTGACATTATTACTGTTGCTGGTGTCTATGCAGTTAATCCTGAAACAAAAGTAGCGTATTCACACTTACAGCAGTTTGCTCTTACAACTGCGTTTACCTGTGATGCTACAGACGCACTTCCGGTCACTCCCACGCTTTACAAGAGTGGGGCAAGGCAGAATGTATATTGTGCAGACTGGACAGAAAACTCAGCGATTGTTGTGGTTGATACTTCTGGTTCAAATGGGGTTGCTTCGACTGCATACGATCAGCACATGGCATACCATAAAGATGCTTTTACTCTTGTAACGGCAGACCTTGAAATGCCGCAGGGTGTGGATTTTGCGGCAAGGGAGGTCTATGACGGTATTTCTCTCAAGATTGTGAGGGATTACGACATCGTTAATGATAAGTTCCCTTGCAGAATTGATGTGCTTTTCGGGTATAAGACTATACGGCCTGAATGGGCAACACGGATTTTAGGAGACTAACCTAACGGGGGGAGGAAACTTCCCCCTTAAAGGAGGGAATATAGTCATGACAGATTATTTAGATAGAAAAACACCGAGCGGGACGATTCTTGGACAAACGTCAGCGTCCTTGCTTGGTTTCTGGGGGACTACTCCGGTAGATCAACCAGCCGCACTAACGGCACAGTCCACGACTCTTACATTTACCGCAGCAACTACGGCTGATTATGCAGTAGCGGCTCCAGTCCAGACATCTGGATATGGGTTTGCGAATGGAGATGAAGCGCAAAGCACGTTGATAGTTGTTCAAAATCTTCAGGCTCGTTTGGCGGAAATTGAAGCAAGGCTTGAGGAATGTGGGCTTATCGCAGCAAATTAGGAGGTTAATATGGCAGTACAATATTTAAGTAAGAACGACGATGTCGGAAGCATATTCGGTCATGCATCAACCGACCTGATAGGCTTTTGGGGTACGACCCCGTGTGACCAGGCTGCGGTTACTACGGCAAACTTAACAACCATCACCGCTTCCGCCCACGCAACGGCTGATTATGCAATCGCTATTCTTGTTGCAGAGAGTGGGTATGCATTTACAACTGCTCAGGAAGGGGCAAGCGTGCTTGGGGTGATAGGAAACCTTCAGTCACGGATAGGTGAGATTGCCACAGCTTTAGAGGCTTGTGGAGTTGTAGATGGCGGGACTGCGGTGAGCGTAGCTCAGACTTATGATTATCTGGACGATGGGAATGATGATGGTCATTGTCTTGGGTACGCTTCGACAGAATTGGTTGGCTTCTATGGTACTACACCCGTAGATCAACCAGCAGCATTGACAACCGCACTTACGACCATTACCTGCACGGCAGCATCTACGGCGGATTATGCAGTAGGGGCATTAGTTACAGCGACAGGCTTTGGATTTGTAACCCTTGGCGAAGCGCAGTCTTTTTTGCAGGTAATTTATAATTTGCAGATCAGGGTGTTAGAGGTTGAGGGCAGGCTTGAGGAATGTGGTCTTATGGCAGCAAGTTAAACTTAGGGGTGGGGGTGACTCTCCACCCCACATACAATTTGGAGGGACAATGGAGTTATTGAACAAACAGCTCGTTATCGAAACGGTAAACATTTGTGATGCTCATTGCGTAATATGTCCGAGGGAAAAGTTTAAGCAGAAGCCTCAGCGCATGGACATGGAACTCTTTGAGAAGATTATAGACGATGCAGCACAATATGAACTTGAATCTGTTGACACCTGCGGGTTCGGGGATTGTTTTCTTGATAAACAGTTCTTTGAGCGCCTTGATTATGTTCGCAAGGAATTACCCAAGGCGGAGGTTTTTATTTCAACAACAGCTTTTCACATGACCCCTGATACATGGGACGACGTTATTAAATATATAGACATTCTGAAGCTCAGTATTTACGGGGCAACCAAGAAGACCTATGAGGCTTTCCATCGGGGCAGAATAAAATTCGACCGTTCAATGGAGAATATCATGGGTTTTCTTGAGTACGCAACTGACCGCCGACCCCGAACCATTGGTTTATTCGTTGAAACAGACCAGAACCGGCATGAAAAAGGTCAATGGCTTGATAGGTGGGAGCCTGTGTTAGACGAAGTTTTCGTGTGGAAGCCTCATAATTGGGTAGAAAATCGTGTCTATCGTGAGGTAAATCCAGAAGTACAGGTAACTTGCGGAAGACCGGAGAACGGCCCGATGTATATTCATGCTGACGGAACAGTAAGCCCTTGTTGTTGGGATATCCATAAACAAGTTAAGGTGGGGGATATTAAAAACCAGACTATTGAGGAAATCTATAAGGGAGAACCTTACAAAAAGTTAAGGCTGGCGCACAGGGAAAAGAACTTTGATGGCTATATCTGCCAACATTGCGACCAGACAAACTTTGATTCCAATGTACTCCTTTATGCGAGCAACCCAAATCGTAGGGTGGGACAAATAACCTCAAACAAGGCGGATATTAAATGAAGGCACTCCTAATCTATCCAGCGGCTATGTCGGAAATGCCACATTCTCTTGCAATGATTACGGCTGTGTTTAAAAAGAATGGCTATGATGTTAGAGTCGAGGAGAATACGTTTAAGCGCCACCTTGATAATGACTACTTTATGGATGTTGCAAGAGAATATAAGCCCGATATTGTAGGTATTAGTATGCTCACAATGCAGGTTTTAAAGGCATATGCCCTTATTAAAAGACTAAAATTAGAAGGTTTCCATGTAATTGTTGGCGGAACTCACGTTACGACCTGTGACAAAGAAGCCATCCGGCATGGAGCAGATATTGTTGTTAGAAACGAAGGCGAAGAAACCCTGCAAGAAATATTAGACGGCAAACCAAAGAAAGACATTTTAGGCATTACTTATCGGGATGGTGCGATTATCCGCAACCCAAAAAGGCCAAGGATTAAAGACTTATCTACACTTCCCGACCCTGACTTTAGTGGGTTTGATATAGAACGATTCAGGCTTGATGGTGATGGGCTACTCAAAGGTATTCATCGTATTTATACAAGTCGTGGTTGCCCCGGAAGATGCACCTTCTGCGACTCAAGGGTGTTTGGGCAAAGAGGTACTTATAACCCCATAGATTCAATCATGGCTGACGTTCAAAAGCGTGTGGATAAATACGGTATAACCAACTTTGTCGTGGCAGATGATTGTTTCACAATGAGCAAAAGGCACGTTGCTGAATTTTGCAAAGGGATTAAAAAGATAACTCCAAGGATAACGTGGCAAGCATGGACAAGGGCTGACATGATGACACCCTTAATGGCTAACATGATGAAGGATGCCGGATGCTATATGGTTATGTTTGGCATTGAGAGCGGTGACCCTGAGACACTCAAAAAAACCTGTAAAGGAACTACTCTAAAGCAAAATTTGGCTGCCCCTAAAATAGCGCACGCTGCTGGTTTAAAAGTAGGGGTTAATCTGATGTTCGGGTTCCCTTGGGAAACTGTTGAGAGTTTAGACAATTCGCTTAAAATGATTTATGAATTATGGGATGTAACACACATGTTTAATGGGTCTGGTTCGATAGTGCCTTTCCCGGGAACTAAAATTTATAAGGACTATGTGGACGAATACGGGTTTAAAGACTATTGGCTTGACCCAAGGTATCAGGACTGCGGAGTATCGCTTTATAACAATGCTGAGAACCCCTATGCGGTCAGCACGCTGTCCCAAAGGTTTATGTATGATGACACCTATATCCAAGAAGAATACTTCTTTAAATACACCCCGGAATTCGTGGAGAAGATGTATGAAGTTTCTTATGAAGTTGGCAGGCATAATTTACAAACGATGTACCCAAATCAAGTGTGGAAGCAAAAGGCAATTATGGCAGCTTGCAAATTGTCTCGATTTATATATAGGTACTTTCCTAATCTTGAAAAGCGGATTGGGAGCGCCCTTGTCAGTAAAAAAGGCAGACCCGATATTGAGAATAAACGCAATGCCGCCAGAGGGCAGATAAACAAGTTGGTGTGTACATGATAAAAGCGCGGTTAAACATACAGCCAGTTTGTAACACGGGGCTAAGAAAGATAAAGAGATACATTGTTGCGTCTAAGGAATACCCGAAAATACCTTGGGGGATTGGAACGCACAAGCCCTGTGCAGTGGTGGGCGGGGGAATAAGCACGGAACGATCTCTTGAAATACTTAGGAAATGGCCTGGGGATATATTTGCAATAAACGACACGGCCGGTTATTTGTCTCGAAACGGGGTTAGTTCTTATGTTTTCTCAATGGATTGTTCAGATGTTCCTTATCATCAAGGGCATCTTATTAAGGGCGCATTGTTCGCTACAAGAGTACACCCCGTTCAATTTATCTACAAGGATACCCGTACATGGGAAATGATGGAAGACTCTGACGGAACAGGAGTCGGCGGTGGGCCGACAGCAGCTTCAAGGGCCGGATATTTATTTTTAAGGGCCGGATATATGGCAGTAGTGTTTTTTGGCATGGACGCTTCTTTTTATGACGTTACTCATGTAAGCGGGAACCAAAAGGTAGCCAACAGCAACATGATGATTGTTCGGGTAAATGGAATCGATTATATTACAAACGCTGCTCTTTATATGCAGGCGGAGTTTCTAATAAACCAGATAAAGGACTACTCACCTTTTTTAGTAAATGCTTCAGGGGGATTAATGAAAGCAATGATTGAAAACCCTGATACATGGGAAGTGGTAGCAATCGCCAAGGACTTTAAAAAGAAGTACGCCAAAAAAGGTTGTAAAATATGGAACACAAAATATAGCTCGTCAGGCAGGGAGATATGGCAGCCAAAAATGCACAGCTCATAACCTTACATTCTCGATGTAATACAAAGCCAAAGCACATAAGAAAGAATATTATCGCATCGAGTGGGTATCCGAGCGTAGAATGGAGTCGCACAAGATATAGCCCTTGTGCTGTGGTTGGCGGTGGCCCAAGTACAAAAGCACATCTTGAGACATTAAGGAACTGGGACGGAGACATATTTGCGATAAACGATACAGCAGGCTATCTATCCCAAAACGGAATAGCGTCCTATATGTTTGCGATAGATGGCTCACCAATCCCTTATAAGAGCGGATTGCTT